TGCTGAATTGTTTGAGGTCTCAGTAGTTTCTGTGCCTTGTAATCAAGCAGCTACTTTTTCTTTGGCTAAGTCCTTTGACTCTCAAGAAGAGTACGAGGAGTTTAAGAAAACTTTCATAAATAGTGTCGATCTAGCCGGTCAGTCTCTGGCTAAGGAAGATGTTAATGCATCTAGTGTAGCTAGTGACGCACCGGAAGAAGTGGATACTCAATCCACGCAAAAGGAGACAGATATGTCTGATGAGAAAATAGACTTGGAAGCTTTTGCGAAAAAAGTAGCAGAGGAAACTGCCGCTACTATCGCTATGAAGCAAGCCGAGCAAAAAGCTGCAGCCGAAGCTGAAGCAGAGAAGGCAGCAGAAGAGGTAGCTCAAAAAGAAGCTGCTGAAGCTGAAACTAAGCAAGCGATTCGTGTCGGTGTTGAAACTGGTGCAGAGCGTCTTGTCGAAGACCTTCGTAAAGAAATGGAATCGAGCAATGCAGATACTGCAGAAGTTCTCGACCGATACAAGAAAGAGCTTCAGGAGAAAGCTGAGGAGCTTGAAGCGATGCGTCGTAGCAAGCGAGATTTTTCTGGCCGTAAGGCTGGGGATCTTAAAGCTCATGCTAAAGATCTTCTTAACGCTCATATTCTTGGTAAGATCACTCGTAAGGGTTGGGATACCTCTTATGGTCAAGAAATTCTTGAAAAGGCTGAAATCACTTATGATGCTACCACATCTGCTGGTATCGACGTAAGCGTTTCTTCTGCTTTTGAAGAAGAAGTACGTCAAGAGCAGAAGATTGCTCCATTGTTCCGTGAAATTAACGTAACATCTGGTGCGACTGTACTGCCTTTGGCCCCTGAAACTGAGGCTGCTAACTGGAGCTCTGCTGGTGCAGAAACTGCAGCTAACAACCTGGAAGAAGCAGGTGCTTCAGACAACAACTACAACGTAGGTCGTGTTGTTCTTCAGGCGCATAGATTGATTTCAAGCACGTTCATCTCGAATGATACTGACGAGCAAATCGTTGTATCAATTCTTCCGATGATTACTTCCGCACTTGCACGTGCACACGCTGTTGCTATCGATAAGGCTATCCTTGTTGGTAACTCTGGCGGGTTTGCTACTGGTCTTGTTGGTGCTTCCGGTACTGATGATACTAATGGTTTTGCAACTGCATCAGCTCAGACTGCACTTGATGCTTCTGGTGCTGGCGAAGTAACTCCTGCTAACCTTCTTGCAATGCGTAAGGAAATGGGTAAGTATGGCTTGAATCCTGCTGACGTAGCGTACATCGTACCTACAGATGCTTACTACGAGCTGATTGATGCTACAGGTTTTACCGATGTAAATGAAGTTGGTAACGATCTGGCAGCAAAGATCACTGGTGTAATGGGTTCAGTATTTGGTTCTCCAGTAGTTGCTACTGATCAGCTGGCTTATAACCTAGCCTCTGCTGGTTCTCCAACTACTACTGCAGCTCTGGCTGTAAATATGAGAAACTATGTGATTCCACGTCTGCGCGGTGTAACAATCGAAACAGACTACATCACTAAGGAACAGCGTAACGTAATCGTTGCTGCTCAGTCTCTGGGCTTTAACGAATTGTTCGCGAACTCTGGTTCAAACGTTCCTTCAGTACGTTGGGCATACGCTTAATAGCTAACTAGCTATGGATCTTAGGGGGAGGCTTCTCCCCCTAAGTTTTTACTAATTTACTTATGGCTGATTTAATCACGTTAGAAGAATATAAAACTGCTGAAGGTATTCAATCTCCCAAAGAGGATTTGCGTATCGAGGCTTTAATCCCATCTGTGAGTCAATTAGTAAAAACTTATTGTGGCAATAGTCTTGTAGACTATTACTCTACTGAAAAAACAGAATACATAAATGTAAACTATGAGACTCATATAGTACAACTTACTGAGAGTCCTGTAAATAGTATTACTTCTGTAGAAGAGCGAGCTTCATATAATGAAAGCTATACTACTCTTACTACTGGTAGTTATGATTATTATTTAGACAGTGCTACAGATTCTTTATACAGAACAAGTGGTAGTGGGCACTACAGAAACTGGCATCGTGGCCCCGGCTCTGTAAAAGTGGTATATACCGCAGGGTATTCAGCAGTGCCTTCAGATTTAAAACTTGCAGTATACGACTTAACTACATACTATTTAAGAGACGAACATAAACAAAGACAAACTCTTGCAGGTGCTACTATACAAAATCAAGGTAGCACAAGTATGAGAAATAATCCAGCATTTCCAGATCACATTAAACGTGTGTTGGATCTATATAAAACTTATTAATGAGTAGCAGTGGTTTAGCTAGAATGACAAAAAGAGTTCTCAACAGACTTGAAGCTGTTGATATGCGCTCTAAAGTTCAAGACTATGAAGGTCAATTATTTATTTGGGATAGGCAAGCTTTTATAAATGCAATGTCTGCAGAGACCACGCCAGAGAATGTGGAAAAATTAGTAAAAATCTGGCAAAAAAACTTAAAAAGCCAAGATGCTAGACAGATGCGAATAAAAGCATTTAAAAATAGATTACTAAAAGCCAAAGAATATATAAAAACTGCAAAAGTAGAAAACTACTCTAAAACTACTCATGAAGTTTATGCAGTTTTTAATTATGAAACTGTACAAAGAATAAAAAGACAAGTAGGTGCTGAGTTTTCGAAACTAACAGGAAAAGATGCAAAGATAGTAACAGGAAGACTAGATAAAGGAGATTTAGTAGAGGATCTCTCAGGCACTCAAATAGGTCATGGAGAGTTTGGCTCTGCAGTTAGTACAACAAAAGTTTTTTCTGCAGAATCTGTAATGAAAACAAAGACTTCTTTGTCTAAATACTCAGATAAAGAAGCTTACAAGAATATAGAAAAGTCAATTGAAAATTATAAAAGAACGCTGGGAATATCTTTAGAAACAGACCATTATCAAGAAGTAACAGCTAGAGGAAAGTTAACAAAAGTATATACTCCTATTTTATCGTCTCAGGATGCTAAAGATAATTTAAAAGATGCTATAGGAGAAAAAGAAGCATTAAAAGCACTTATAGCTTCTGTACGAGAAGAATATAAATTTATAGCAGAACAAGAAGGTTCGGAAACTTTAGTAGAAGCCATTGGATCTGTTACTGCTTATAATCTATCAAAAGGTAAAAATGTTACTTCTAAGGGAAAAGTAAAAGCTAAACCAATAGTAAAATCTTCTACTAAATCTCGGAAAGAAAAAGGCAAGGTAAAAGTTTCAGAAAAGTTAAAAGTAGCTTCAGGAGCAGGAGCTACAAGATCTAAAAGAAGAGGAGGAAGAAGTAAGCGATCTTCTTTTAACTTAACAACTTTTTTAGGTATATTAAACCAGCAGCTGCCTAATGTAGTTGCAAAAAATATGGGGAGTCCGGCACTAAACTATAGAACAGGACGTTTTGCTTCAGGAGTAAGAGCAACAGATATTAGCAAAACGCCGCAAGGATTTCCTAGTATTGGATATACATACCAATTATATCCATACCAGACATTTGAGCCTGGGTATGCTCAAGGAGACCCAGAAAGAGACCCTCGAAAATTAATTGATCGCTCTATAAGAGAGATTATGGCACAGTACGCAATAGGAAGATTTTATACAAGGAGACAATAATGGCTGTAAGAGATTATACTACACGAAGACAGTCAATTATAGGCGCTCTTGTAACAAAACTAAAAGACATAGACGGAACTGGAGCTTATTTAACTAATCTATTTGAAAATGTTCATCCTCGACTAAAATTCTGGGATGAAGTAGAAGAATTTCCTGCTGTTCATATGAATGCAGGTTCTGAAAGTAGAGATTATCAAGGCGGAGGATACAAAGATAGATTTTTATCCGTTACGATAAGATGTTATGTAAATGAAGAAGATGCAGTAGAAGCTTTAGACAAGTTACTAGAAGATGTAGAAACAGCTTTAGAAAGTAATTCTACACTAACTTATTATGATAGAACAGGTACGAAGCAGTCTACTCACCAAATCACAATTGTCAGCATAGATACTGACGAAGGTGTACTTGAACCCTACGGGGTCGGAGAGATCCTCATAGAGGTTCGATATTAGAAAATGCTGGCAGGAACAAATGTTCACGTCCAAGCCTTTTCAAGAAACTAGGAGATAATAATGGCTGAAAGATTATATTTTTCACGCGACACGAAAGTTTTCATTGAATTCGATAGTGTCATCTGGGAAATGCCTGTACTCGATGGTTTTAGTTTCTCTCAAGCAACTAATTCCACTGAGATTACTCTTGCCGAAATGGAAAGCACAGCAGGTGTTAGCCGAAGGGGTCGTCGTGCATTTAATGACTCTCTTGCACCAGCAGAGTGGAGTTTTTCAACTTATGTGCGTCCCTATATTTCAGCAGGCTCAGGAAGCGGAGCAGCAGATGATCAAACCCATCATCATGCAGTAGAAGAAGTATTGTGGGCACTTATGGCAGGTGCAGACAATTATGACGGTACAACTGACTATGATTTTGATAAGGGTGGAACTTCTGTAACTACTCACGATGGCACAGATTTAGATATAGACTTTGATCAATCAAATGCAAGTACTCTATCAACTTTTACCCTTTACTTTGTATTAGGGGATACGAATAGAAAAGTCTACAAGATGGCTTCTTGTGTTGTAAATGAAGCATCTATTGACTTTGATATTGATGGTCTTGCTACAATTAACTGGACCGGTTTTGGTTCAGAGATTACAGATGTGTCAGGCTCTACTATTGAAGATACTGTACAGCCTACAGATGGTGATACTACAAATGACGGTACTGCTATAGCTGTAGGAGATGTATGGTTAGATTCAAATGATAGCTATCGTTTGTATAAACTTACTAACGTAGGAGCGGGTACAGAGGCATCTACTTCAGCAGTATACGAAGATACAGGTGCAACAGACAATTTTATTAGAAATCGTCTTACTGTACTTACAGTAGTTCCAACGAGCCAAGACCCGGACTCAGACGGTACTGATGAACTTGAAGCTTCTTACAATCTGACTCTGACTGGTGGAACAATTAATATTACTAACAATATTACTTATATTACTCCAGAAGAGCTTGGTAAAGTAAATATTCCTTTTGGTCATGTAACAGGTACTCGTACTGTAAATGGTAATTTTACTTGCTACTTGAATCGTACAGATTGGGCAGATTCGAGTTCGGATGAATCAGCAAATTTCTGGGAAGATATGAAGTCTATCGACAATGTTGTAACTAACTCTTTTGCACTTACCTTTAAGGTAGGCGGAGCAAGTTCAACTCCTCGATTAGAAATGGCAATGGCTACAGCTCACTTGCAGATTCCAGAGCATAGCATTGAAGACGTAATCTCTTTGGATACTACTTTTGAGGCACTGCCTTCAACAATTAGTGAAACTGACGAAGTTACAGTCAAGTATGTGGGAGCAACATAAAAAATAGTTCTTGACATTTATGGTGTTTTGAATTATACTATAAAGAACGTGGGGAGGTCTCGGCCTCCCTACTTTTTTAACCGAAAAGAAGGATTTTTTGAATGACAGAAGCAGCAGTAAAAAAGGAACCAGTATCGCTCGCGAGTCTTATGACTCCAAGCAAAACAGTAACTATAGACTTTCCAGGGTATAATGGGCTAACTGTTGATTTGTGTTATCTTGGAAGAGATGAACTGGTAAAACTTCGGAAAAAGTGCGTAACAACAAAATTTAATAAAAGAACTCGTCAGCCTGAAGAGCAGTTAGATGAAGATAAGTTCTTAACAGAATACGTTAATGCAGTTATCAAAACGTGGTCGGGATTCAAATATTCATACTTAGAAGAGTTTCTTTTGGTGGATGTTTCTTCTCAAAATGCTAATGATGAACTGCCTTTTACTCAAGAAAATGCAGAGTTATTGATGAAAAACTCAAACACTTTCGATACTTGGGTAACAGAAACAGTAGGTGACTTAGAAAATTTTACTGGGAGCAAGTAGAGAGAGTTCAAGAGCTGCTTGCTCGCTATGTGAGAGAACAGAACTCAAACTTTAATATAGATAAGTATTTATCTGTATGTGAACAATTAGGTCAAGAGCCTGATCCCCAAAAGATGCCGCTTACCGAGTCAGATTTTCCTGATGAGGTACAAGTGGCATTTTTTATGTTTAACCTTCTCTCAGATGTTTGGGAAGGAATGTCAGGCTCTTACTTGGGAAAGGACTGGTCAGGATGTGATCTATTATTTTCCACATATAAAATAGAAGATAAACGGAACACCTTGTATTTTATGAAAGCCTACGAAAGAATATTAATGAATTACAGGTTTGAAGAGGCTGAACGAAAGCGAAAAGAAGACGAGCGTAAGTCAAAAAGCGGTGGAAAAAATTTCACCCATAATGTAAAAGGCTAATGGCTGATAATACGATAAATATAAAGGTAAGGATAGATGACAAAGGTAATCTATCTGTTCTTGGTAAGAAAGCAAAAGCAGCTGGAGAAAGCTTAGAAAGAACTGCTAAAGGCGCTCAGACTGCTGATCGAAACCTAAAAGGTGCTGCTCGTACCTCTTCAAACACCACTAAAAACTTTTCAAAAATGGCACAAGGAATCAATGGAGGACTTGTGCCTGCTTATGCAACTCTTGCAGCAAATATTTTCGCTATCTCTGCAGCATTTCAATTCTTAAAAGATGCAGGCAATCTTGTAGCTCTTCAACGAGGACAAGAAGCCTATGCTGCATCGACTGGTGTAGCCCTTAGAAGTATTGCAAATGATATTATAGCAGCTACAGACGCTCAAATAGGCTTTCAAGAAGCATCTCAAGCAGCCGCTATTGGTACAGCTTCAGGTCTTGGCACAGACCAACTAAATGCTTTAGCAGAAGGAGCAAAGAACGTATCAATTATACTCGGAAGAGATGTAACAGACTCTTTTAATCGTTTAATTCGTGGTGTAACAAAGGCGGAGCCAGAACTTTTAGATGAATTAGGTATTATTCTGCGCCTTGATAGAGCAACTTCAAACTATGCTCAAACTATAAATAAATCAGCAAAAGAATTTACAGAGTTTGAAAGATCTCAAGCCGTAGCTGCAGAAGTAATTACTCAGCTCGAGGATAAATACAATCGTATTGCAGCTGCAACCGAATTAAGTGTTAATAACTTTAATCAGCTTGGAAAAGCTTTTGATGATATAACAAATAAAATAAAAGAGTTTTCTGCAACTGGCCTTACTCCGTTAGCTCAAGCTATTGTAGAAAGTCCTACTCTTGGAATTGCTTTGATGGGACTTTTTGCAAAAGGAGTAATTAGTGCTGCTCTTCCGGCAATAGGTAGTTTTGCTTTCGCTTCAAATGAGGCGCTGGAAAATGCGAGAGTTAAGGCAGATCAAGCTCGACAAGCGATGGAACAGCTTGGAAATACTACTGACAGAGCTGCTGGGGCTGCTGCAGCTGCTAAAAGAGCCCAGGCCGGAGCGGCAAATGCACCTTTAAGAGGTAAAGCAATATCAGCATTAGCACAGGGAAGAGGCGCGGAACTTAGCAGCAGACAAATAAGTGGATTACTGACACAGGTAAAAAGAAGCGAAAAATTAAAACAAGCAGAGTTTAAAAAGACAAAACAAATATTAGTCACAGAGCTTGAGATAATGCTTGCAGCTACTCGCAGAACTAATAAGGATATGACAAGAGTCTATCAAACTTCTGCATCCTTTGCTCAACGAGCTTGGACGACATCAATCACAGGAATACGAGTAGCTTTATCAGGTTTAGCAACAGCTGCTAATTTTACGGCAACTGCACTTAGTAGAATATTTGCTTTTGCTGGATATGTCGCTCTAGCTGTTTCATTGTTTGAAATTGTACGAGGGTATATAGGATTCAAGAAAGGCGCCGAAGAAACTACAGATGAATTGGCATTACAAGAAAAACAACTTGAGCTCTCAACTAAAAAATTAGAAGAGTTAAACCAGCAGTTTGCTGATTTTGTAGCTGTTCAAAGTATTTTAACTGAAGATCGGGGCGGAGCACTACAATTTTTTACAGCTCTAGGAAATCAAATTACTTCTTTGAGTTCTTCGTTTTTTCAATTGTCTGCAAAAAATTCTATCCCTGCCTTTAGAGACTATACAGAAAGTACAGCAGCTGAATTAAAAGAACTAGATGAAAAATTAAAGCAGTTTAACAATACTGTAGAAGCTCAACAAAAAGCAGGGTTCAGTGAGTCCTTTATAGCAGGAGGGGCAGGAGCTAGAGCAGCAAAAGTAGCAGAAGAGATTGCCTCTCTTGATAAAACTTATTTACAGTTTTTATTGTCGTCAGAAAAACCTGAGCTATTACAGTTTGGTCAACGAATAGATGGGTTACAACAATCTTTTAAGTTATTAACTGAAAGATTTGGAAGAGGCCCTCAACAAATACGAGAATTTGCAGATGCATTAGCAGTTTTTTCAGATCCAGAAGCCACTATTGAAGAACAGGCAGCAGCTCTAGAAGTCATACAAGAAAAATATAAGGGAGTAACTGTAGAAGTTGGACGATTAAATAATTTACAAAGATTAACCAATGAAAATAGTCGTCAATTTGTTTCTATTTTACAAAGTTTAGGAAAAGAAACTCAAGCAACTCAACTATTAAAAACTCAAAAACAAGAATTCGAAGAGTTAAATGATTTAAGTCTAGGTCTTTATTACAG